GCCATTGTTCTTTGAGTTCTTCCAACATTTGTACCAATACCAGTACCTTGTGGAGTTTGAAGACAATTGTCTGGTTGAATTGATAAATCAATCATTTGGGGAGCTGCTTCAGAATAGCTTAAACTTTGATAATTTGCACTTACAATATAGCAACCATACATTTCCCAAGTTTCTAATATAGCCGGCGTCCAGATTCCATTACCACCATCTAAAATTTCAATTTTCATTGTGAATTTATAGTCTGTGCCACTGGCTGCTGAAGCTTGCTCATAGAAATCAAATTGTTTCTGCATTTGTTCACCAATCATTTTGCTTATTACACCAGTTGCATCGTCGCGTAAAGTAATGGCCATTGGGCTCCAAGTTACCTTACCTGCATAGTTAATTTTACTGTTATAAGTATCAATAACTTGATTTGCAAACTGTGCATTTGGCTTAACTGCTGTTTGAACTTGCTTGGTAAGTTCAGTGGTCGGTGTACTAACTCCAAAATTTTCAAATAATACTCTGAAACGATATTTGAGTTTTGGCATTAGCATGCCTTGGCTACTAGCACTTGAATCGCTAGCTAGTGGTACTGTAAATCTATTTAATGATGCAATTGACATAATTTATAAGCTCCGTTATAGTTATTTATATTTTAGATACCGGTAGTAGTGCTCTTGATACGTAAAGGTATGTAGATAAATTCAACAGCCTTAATTGGTACAATAGCTATGTCAACATACAACTCGTTTTTATCAATCCTGCCTGGTGTATTATTACTATCATCACAGACTACAATGTAATCATATAATGCTCTTTGACCAACAAGCTCAAGCATAAAACTTTCGACACTATTCTTAATTTCGTCTCTTGTAATCTTATCATTTGGTTCAAATACATACGGTTTAGCAATAATATCTAGTTGCCTACGCATATATACAACCAATCTTGCTACATTGATACGATCCAATGCGCTGGCATTCTTAGCACGAGTTTTCTGACCATAATTTACTAAGCCCACCCCTGTGAAGAATGTAATTGGGTTAATTTTTACATCATATAATGTATCTCTTTGACCATTATTCAATGCAGTAACTTTAAACTCGCCTTCACTAGTAACATACCCCACACTTGTAGCATTTGAAATACCACCACGTCTTGTTCCAGCTGGAGCAAACCATGGATAACTCACACTATCACTTAGAGCAATAGTTCTTAACATCATATGACTTGGAGGGACAACAATATTGTTTCCAACATTGTCACTGGTGAAACCCCACGGATAGAATAATCCCAAATATTCATCAAAACTAGGAGCACCTAAATCGTTATCTTCCACAGCTAAACGTAAGTTATTACCCCATGCTACTAAGCTTGTACTATCCGGTGTTAGTCTTGCAGGAGTATCACCTACAACAAACGCTGTTAATGCACGATCATAATTTAATGTAACCATTTCGCCAATTAATTCTGGATACGCAGGACAAGCAATTAAATTAAACACTCTTGCTTCTTCACGGATATCTGTTGAACTATTGATCGTAGCCTGTAATGCTTGAACTACCATCTTACGTTGTGCTTTACGTCCAAATGATCCTTTACCATCATCTTGGTTGGCGCTCACAGTAACCCAACGGTGTGGGTAATAGGTAACCATTGATTCATTGCCAAATCTTTCGTTGTCGACATTGACATCTATATAATTTTGTTTAAATCTCTTAACATTGAATCCACTTCTACGTAGATTCCATAATAACATTCCTCTTGGATAAAGTGTAGGATCTGGAGCATCTGGATCTACATAATTAGTTAATAATAAATCTTCAATGTTGCCTGGCATATCGCTGTTTGAGCCAGCAGTATTATAACGAGCATCATCAAATAATACACCATCTTCTGAACTTTGATCAGATGTATCAAGCTCCACCCACTTTGTAGCAACTGTTGCATTTGGCTTGAAAAGATCAAATCTATAAATTCTTGGGAAATTTTCCAAATCACTAGTATCAATCCACAAATCATGATTAGCTAACGGTGTAACATCATCACTTTGTGTTAATGGCACTGTGGCACTAACTATCGGTCCCATTGGGTCTGTGTCTGGGAAGACATTTCTATATCCTTTCCATTGTTGTCCGGCATTTATTAGAATGTCAACTTCATCAATAACACTACTATACCATAGTGTATTATTCTTAGTTAAAGTAGAAGGAACTTCTTTACTGGCATTAAATCTCAATGGCTTCCATAAAGTTGCAAGATATACGTCATTCCCTAGATCCTCTAAGTCATTAAGTAATCCAAGTTTATCTAAAATTGAAGAGTTAGCACTACTATCATATGTTTCTTCAATTTTAAAATCACCACCTGTTTTATGACTAATAGTAATTCTGTTTTGTGCATCCACACTAGCTTGAATATTTACTAATCCAGCCTTATTAATTGCAGAAGCAATTGTTTCTGCATCTGAGGCAGTATTTGTCACTTCAAATTCAACCAAAACTGGAGCTGCTTCATCTGGTGAACCTGGTAGACCTTCTGTAATATAAAGTCCATAATCATTATTTGAGACCGCTCCAGAACGCCAACCAGTAACAATCTTTTTACTAACTATGGAAGTTGCGCCTGCTGAAACTTTTCTAAATAATTGAAAACTAGCTATAAGAGAAGGACCATCAAAATTATGTATTTTACAATATACAGCTCCAACAGGAATGTTTTGACCGCTACCAGCTTTATCTAAATAATAATTAGCTTGAAAACTATTTTCATAAAGGAATGTAGGAACTTTTTCAAAAGTCTTTGAAGCTTCAACATATTTCTTCACAAACAACTTTGTTCCGCCAGCTGGTTCAGTGGTCTTAACCCAAACACTGCCTGTTCTTGCACCAGAATATGCGTTATTCGAATTTGTACTTTTAAAGTCAGGCACTGATGTATGAGGTGAAATTTGTAGTTGTGGTCCAGTATATACGCCCAAATCAATACCAAGCAAATTAGGAACATTAGTGCTAGAGGCATTAAGTTGCTGATCTATACTTATTGCTTGACCCGCTGCCGCTGCATAAAATGCTAATTTTTGATCAGGCTTAACAACAACACTTATATTAGTAAAATTATTATTAACATAAGCAGCAAACTGATCAGCACTAGCATAAGTTAATGGAACTAATTCATTATCTATCACCAATTTTAACTTATCATCTGATGAATAAACTAGAGAAGTTTCAAATATTGGCCAGCTTAGTGACCAAGCAGTACTGCCTACTTTAACCCATGTACCTGGGTCAATTCCTGCTGCACTATTACCAGGACTCTTAAAATATAAAATATCACTAGCCGGATAGTCAGTAACTGGCAAGTTTAAATCGCTCAAACTTACAAGAGCATATTCACCAATTACGCCAACTGAACCTTTTGGAACAAAAGAATCGGTAACTTTAGCCATGTCTGTAATAATGATAGGAGTTTTTACTGCAAACTTTTGACCAAGTTTCTCACTTCTAGGGGCGTTATTCCATTCAAAAACACCCCATCTACTATTAACAGTATCTAACCAATATGTACCATTTACTGGTTCAGATGTTGGAGCATCTGATTTTGCATTTAATTCTTTAAGATCGATATCTGCTCTTACAACATAAGCTCTATTACTAACACCCAATAAGCTATATGCTGCCTGTAACCCGTATTCGTTTTGCTCGCCTCCATGAATTGGATTTCCATTGCCATCTGTTTTAAACTGCGGAACTCCAAATGTAGTTGCCAAGTCTCTTTGACTAGTAATTAAGTAGGCTTTGCCTGCATTAGCTTTTAACGTACCTGGGGCAACACCACTGAGTGATGGATTTGCTTTATCTTGCTCTGAAGCAACAAGGATTAGTGGAACGGTACCTGGTGCGGCCGGTGCATAAAAGCTTTCATCAATAACTGTTACAGCAACGCCTGGTGAATTTAATTGTGCCATTTTTAGATTTCTCCTAAATCTTACTCATTGTATTTATAGAAAATTGGAGAAATCTTTGGTTTTGATATTAATAAATTAGTAAATTTTAATCCATTTCCTCTAAAAATTTCTGATTATTAACTAATAATTCTAAAACTTTATACAAGTCCTCAATGCCTTGATTGTTATCTATAATAAAGTCAAAATCAGTACCAATCCAACTCCATTCACTAGCATGAATTCCTAACTCTATCATCTGTCTCTTTTGAGGTTCGTTGCCTTGATTAGCAGACAAAGCTATATCGTACCAGTTAGGCAATTGCCCCCTTTTAACCCAAATAACTTTACCTCCAGCGTTTTTAATAGCAGATACTTCATTAACAAATCTGCAATCACTAATTACTACATTATCTGCGGTGTTTTGAAGTTTATTTTCTAAACTAGCTATCCAAATATCGTCATTAAACCCTTTACGACAAACTTCAGTACCCCAATATTGTAACACCCATCTTGGGGTAAGATTAGGCATATCAAGCCTATTACTCCACCATGGATCTACTGTCTCGCGCCATTCACGACTTTTTTTGGTACGTCCCTCCAGCATATCTCGATCCCAACCAAATATTGCTGCTACTGCATCTTTTAATGAATTGGCGAAACTATCTCTTTTGAATTCATGAAAATTCACTAGATAATCTGCTATAGTGTCCTTGCCACTTCCGATCAAACCACAAACACCTAGTATCACAAAAGTCTCCTTTTTGTAATATTAAAGTAATATTAACTAGAAGTCAAATATAAATTATCCAATCACAAAATAATACCCGCTACCACCAGGCACAAACATTTCGATTTCTTTTTCTAATTTTTCCATTTCTTCTTTGCCAGCTGATTTAAGATCACCGCCGTTGAGACCGCCTGCTCCACCAGGGCCTGCTATTTGACTAAATTTACTACGTGCTTCACCTAACATTAATTTACAACCAGCTAAAGTATAATCTTTAAACCATTGAGCAGCATAATTATCTTTGAGTAAATGATAATCAGGTCTATGATTATAACCCTTGATCATAATTTGTTCGCCTTCGCCATAT